GCGACACACTGTTGCTACTGACGGCGGTTCCTGCTGCGTTTTCACCATACAAACACTCACTACTGGCTTCGCAGCAGAGGATGCTTTCGGGGGCTTTGGCGGTTTCACTTTTGCCTGCCAGCGCTGCAAAAGCCGGTATTCCGGGTGGCGGGCCTTGCCGATATTTTTGATAATGCCGATCCGCACCAGGCGGCCCAGGATGGCGTGAGTGTGCTTGTTGCTCCAGCCGAGGTTCCGCTCCAGCTGAAGCGGCGTTGCGGTTTTGTTCGCATCAAGAAATGCGATTACCGCCAGTTGGTCTTTGCTGCGCATGGTCACCTCACTTAGCGATACGGAGATGGCTAACGTTTTTGCGATAGCTTCCCCAGTCGAAATTTACCCACATGCCGCCGTCCATCTGGAGGCGGTCCATAACGCGTGCGCCGAGTGTGTCAACCAGTTCGCCGTGGTTCAGATTGGTCAGGATGCCGACCGGGCGCATGGAAGAAAGGCGACGGTCGATGACCTGGTTGATGATCACCTTCTCACCACTGGAGCCACGCTGTATTCCGACTTCGTCCAGTACCAGGAGATCGACGTTGCACAGGTCGTTCAGCAATGACGATTCGGACTGTCCGCCGTCATAGCACTCGCGGACGCGCAGCATCAGGTCAGGGATAGTCACCACCAGAACTGAGCGCCCGGCTGCCAGCAGGTGGTTTCCGATTGCTGCCGCAAGATGATTTTTCCCGGTGCCCGGCGCGCCGCTGAAGACGAAACTGGCGAATCCTTCTCCGCCGAAATTCTGCGCGTAGCTTTTCGCCATGCTGTACGCCTGGCGCTGCTCCGGGCATGAAACGTCGTAGTTTGCAAACGAACAGCTGCGGTGCAGGGCCTGTATGCCGGCGCGGCCAAAAATCTTCTCCGACCGTGCGCGCTGATTCATTCTGTCGATTTCCTCAGAGCGTTTTCGGCCTTCGGATTCCTGCCAGGTCTTCCACTCTTCGACGCTGCTGAATTTTGGCTGCACGTTAGCCGGAATGATTTTCTTCAGGCGCTCAAGAACGCTGCCAGTACCGATTACGTTTTTCATCGCTACCCCCTGAAACCCGGTGGAATTTTTTTATCTGGCTGTGAAATGTGGTTCACATCCCGGCCCGCTTTACGGCCACTGGGGCCGAATTTTGGTTTGAACAGACCCTGATACCCGTTGGCAATGCTGGTGTTGATCACGTCTGCCGGATCGTGACCGTCATCCAGGCAGGCTTTAAGCAGGCTGAAAGCTTTGGTCACGGTCAGTTCGGTTTTAATGGCCTTTCCGGACTGCTGGCGATATGCAACCCACTCTTCCCACGCCTTCGAATCCAGCCACTCAGGAACAGGTATGCTCATCGGATCAAACTTCACCTTCCCCCCTGGGGGATTAGAGGGGGTTAGATCTTTTATATCTGTCTTTGGAAGAATGTATTTGGTGTTCCCTGTTTTCGGGGATGCCTTTCCCTGTTTTCGGGGATAACCATCCCCATTTTCAGGGATGGTTTGAGGGTGATTTTTACCATCCCCGTTTTCAGGGATAGCTGTCCTCGTTTTCAGGGATGCCTCTCCCTGTTTTTGGGGATAGTTATCCCTGTTTTCAGGGATGGCAATAAACCATGTGCCAGCGTCAGCAGGTGGAAAATCCACCGGGCACTTCATGCAGTTCGGCTTGGTATAAGCCCACTTATCCAGGCTGGTATTAATCCCTATGTATCTGGTTTGCCCGATGCGGCGCAGGATAATGATGTTCCGGTAAGCGAGGCTCAGCACGGCTTCAGAGACATGCTTCACCTTCAGCGTCGTTTTGTCTGCAATGAGGCTGTTGGCGATCCGGTCTGATTTCTTTGACCAGCCATAGGTCAGACGGACAATCGCATTCAGAACACGGAATTCACGCCCTGATAACTCGACGATACATAAGGCGTCCTGGATTTGGTTGGCTAAACGCAGATAGCCGTTTTCCAGATCAGCCATACGGCTCTCCTGTTGCGCCGGAGGAGGCGCAGGGAATTTGTATATTTCAGCGGTGTTTGACATACTGCTCTCCGCAATTACCTGACGTTTTTGCACCCGAAAGCCGTTGCTGTCTCACCAGCGCGGCTTTCACCATTTTCAGCTCAGTCATATTCCCCCCAGCATCGTTGTAACCATCGCCATCAACGGCCCGGCCAGATCCGGTTCAAGCCGGAACATCGACACAATCCCCTCGCTCATTTCTTTCAGCTTCTGGTGCTTCGGCGCATCCAGCAGCACCGCCCGCTTTGCCTCGGCAACCTCCTTTTCGGCATGCGCCAAGCGCGTCAGTTTGCAGTCACCGCCCACCAGCACACCGCGATGCTCCAGCGGCAGAACGGCCAGGATTGCGGGCGTCAGCTGGCGCACCCGCTCCCGGTATTCTTCGGTGTCAAAACGATTATCAAGACAGCGAAACAGCTTCTGCCTTGCTCGGCTCACGTCAGTGGAAAATTCGATGCCCTGCCCGCCTGAATTGCGCCAGTGATCCACGATGTGCGCGGCGACAACGTCCTGACCGGCAACGGCTGCCCATGCACGAACGGCGTCACGGATATCACCGGGGTTTGGCAAGGTCTCAGTGGGTTGAGCGCGATTTATCATCGCGGTCTGTGTAAACGATGTACTCTGTTGAAAAGTAAGCGTGTGCATGGTTACTCCTGTTGGGGAAGACCATCGGTTGGGTTGGGGTAAAGGTCAGGGCGTAACTCGTGCGGTGTAACTTTCCAGTCAATGGCGCGAGAGACTTTGACTACCAGTTCCCCAGGAACCTTATTTTTGAACCATCCGTTAACGGTTTGGGCTCTACGACCTAAGCGGCGACCTAACTCAGCCTGACTGCATACAGATAAGAGCTTTCGTTGAATGCGTAACTTCATGGTGATTCTCTGGTTGTTGAATATGGCGGTATAAAAGCAAATTAAATCGATAGTGTCAAATTATATCGATAATCATAACCTACAGAAAAAATCTGTATAATCGCTTTCATGTCAACAGGACTTCTTGTTGAATTGACTTATGGATGGACAGGCAATGAACTTTGGAAAACGTCTACAGCAGGCTATTAGCGAACTTGGAATTTCTCAGGCTGAGCTTGGTCGCCGCGTCGGTGCCAAAGCTCAGTCTGTAAATGGTTGGTGTTCCGCAGGCATATTGCCTAGGGCTGAGATTTTAGAGCAGCTCCCTTCAGCCACTGGTCGTCCGCTATACTGGTTCTTCATGACAGATGAAGACGAGCAAGTTCTTAAGAAAGGTTATTCTTCAATTCCTGAGCTAACTGAAGATCAGAAAAGGTTGCTGATGTTGTATGACATGCTTCTTCCTAATGACCGAGAAAACATGCTTAGGATTTACCAGAACCGAATAGACGAGATGAAAGCCTGGGCTGAAAAACACGTAATCGGAAAGATTTAAAATCTGCTAGACCAGCCCCTCACCATACAACCCGCCATGAGCGGGTTTTTTTACGTCTTTAACTTTCCCTCCCTCACATTTAAATCGACACCTACAAATTTAATCATCAATTTAAATTGACATCTATCGATTCAATCGATAATACTAGCCACATCTAAACGCAGTCCCAACCACCAAGGCATGGAGCCCACGCAGTAGCTACCGGCGGCATATGAAGCACCGGGTGAGGTGGAGTTATCAACACGCAGCAGGTTTTACGTTCTGACGCCGGGAAAGACCGGGAGGATAAGATGGCAACTACCGATCAGGCAGTACCAAAAAGCGGGAAAGCAGTAGCGATGCGTAACAGCCGCACCGGCGCAGCCTGGCTTGTGTCGTTCAATTACACCGAAAACATGTACTGGCACGAACCGCAGGGCAACCTGCGACACATCCGACGCCCGTATGCCTCCCGCAAAATAGAACCACATCTGGTTCCGGCGGGTACGCACTGATGAACACGTTATTCGCGTTAGTGCTGACCGTGGGCATGACCAACGGCGATTTTCAGGATGTGGTACTGGGCGTCTATGAAAGCCAGCAGCAGTGTGAAGTGGCCATCGTTGAGCAGCAGGTCGCCGGCGAGTGTTTTGAGGTTGAGCGCATCGTTCGCAGCGGAGAGGTTCCCGCTGAAATGCCTGTGAAATTCTGAGGGGATGTTAATGCAGACCAAATGCGCATACTGCCGCAAGCCGATTGAGCAAGGGAAGGAAGTTAAAAATACCCTTCTCTTAATCCGCGGCGCACAGCTGGACCGCGAGAAACGCGATTACTGTTCTGAACGTTGCGCTTCGCACGACCAGATGGCCCACGAAGCGTAACGAAAACCCCGCGCAAGGCGGGATTCACGTCCGGTGCCACCGACCAAAGTTACACCGGAAAACCACTCAAAACCAAAAACACACCCAATGGGCGCTATCTCTGGCCCGGGGATCTTACATCCAAAAATGAGGATCTGACATGGAATTTTTCCATCTGCTTAAAGCCAGTCAGAAGTCTGGCAAGAAAGATGCGGTGATTTGGTTCACTGCGAAAAGTGCAGCGCGCGCAAACCTGCAGCTGGATGTCGCGCTGGAAGACGCCGAAATCGAAACCGGTCGTGGTAAAGATTACGCCAAGCCGATCCGCACCGATTTTCCGGTATATAACGACCTGCCAGAAGAAGGCGTGGTTGATTTCGCTTGTTGCGAACGCTACGAACTGGCAGATGACCAGCGCACATGGAACATGATCCTGAAGACGGAAGAAGCGCCGCAGGATGAAATGACTCCCGCTGACAGCGTTCCGGCTCAGCCAGAAGCGACTGTTGATTCACCAGAGTCCACCAGCGCCGTCCCGGTTGAAAACCGTAATCCGGCTGTCCGATTCGCTATTCACCTGACGGTCGATAAACACCAGACGCATGTGACTAAAGAGCAGCATATGGCTGCCAGCGAGATGGCTCTGGACGAAGGCAACACCTATCTCCAGAGCCTGCTGCAGGCCAAAAATGACGTTCCTGCTATTAGCGATCTCAGCCTGCATGCCGAGTGGAAGCTGATTCAGGCAATTAAAGACACCTTCTCACCGGACGAAGAGCATGAACCTGTTGCGATCGCTGCTTTCATGTCAGCGTGGGTTAATGCCGATGCTGGCGACCGTAACCAGCTGGTAAAAGACTGGTTCAACGTTAATCAACCGGCATCTCAGAACCCTGAAACCGATGCGTCCGGTGCCGAAAAGTTTTCTGTTGAGAAGTGGCGCGAAACGCCGCTTACAGAGCTTCATACCGTAGTTGCGCTGCCTTTCCGCCAGCGCCTGCTTGCGCAATTTCTGGCTGAAAAAGAGTTCTCATAACGCCAAAGCAGTTCGTGCTGATATCGAAAGCGCCAAGAACATGCTGGGCTCAGCCCTGTTCACTGAGCTCAAGAACAAGGCTGTGAAGCGTTATTACCTGGTAGATGCGCGCAACAAGGTTGAAGCGGCAATTAATTCCCTCCCTCAGCCTGACGAACCGGATGCAGTGGACCTGTTCGCCAAAGCAGAACAGACACTGGCGGCAGCGAAACGTCACCTGGGCGACGAGCTGCACGATCAGTTCGCCATCACCCTGGCGGATATGAAGCCGGAATACGTGGCCTAAGGGAGGCGGGAGGGTTCGCCCTCCCGGTAATGACATGACGAAAGTTACAGAACGCGGCATGATTTTTAACGCTCCGATGGTGCGCGCCATCCTCGACGGGCGCAAGACGCAGACGCGGCGGATTATGAAGCCGCAGCCGGAGGTGTGCCCTCGCGGTGGTCATTGGTGGTCCAGCAACGTTTTCAAAACAATGTTGCACGTCGAAGAAGAGATGCAGAACGGTAAAGGCGGCTGGGGTGGATTGGCTGGAGACGCCTGCCCTTTCGGTACCGTCGGCGATCGCATCTGGGTGCGGGAGACATTCGCTAGCGGTTTATCCACTAAATCTACTCTGGCCTACCGCGCAACACATAAACGTGAAGACTTGGAGGACGGTTTTTACGACACCATAAAGTGGACGCCATCTATCCACATGCCGCGCTGGGCCAGCCGCATAACCCTGGAAATTACAGACGTGCGCGTTGAGCGCCTGAACGATATCAGTGACACAGACGCGAATGCCGAAGGCGTACTGGCAGATGCTCTTTCCCCTGCTCGCTATGTATTCGGCAGCCTCTGGCAGTCCATTTACGGCGCGGACAACCCGCAAAGTTGGCAGGCCAACCCATGGGTCTGGGTGATCGAGTTTAAGCGTATCGAAGGAGATGGCCATGCGACTGATTAATCGCGGAAGTCAGCAATCGCCGTTAGCGCGCCGGGCTTGCGATCTTGCTCTGGCTGCCCATGCAGAACGCTATGGCGAATATGGGCGCAGCAAGATGAAAGAGACGTACACAGTACGGGTGGAAGGAGTCAAGATCTGGGTGGAGGTGGTGAACCGCAAGGCGAGCTACGTGGCCACGGCGATGACCGGCATGCGCCGCCTGCGATCGTTACCCGGGCAAATCGCCTGATATTGAAATATCACAAACACTTTTCCGGCAACTTTATAATGAGTTGTCGGAAGCAGGAGGTTATATGGCCAAGCTTCTAAATTTACAGGAATGGGCAGAAGAGACTTATTCAAAGCCGCCTTCCCTTTCCACTCTTCGCCGCTGGGCACGAGAGGGCCGCATTTACCCTGCGCCCGAGTTGCACGGAAAAGAATACAAGGTTCAGCATGACGCCACCTATGTGGATCCGAGCAAAAAGAACCTCCGTCCAAAACCAAAGCACCTGAAGCTACCTTCTGGCGGCACTTTACTGGAGAGACTGACTCATGGCGAAAAGGCCAGTTCGTTACGACGCTAATCTGCCCCGTAACCTGACCTATCGCAAAAGAGACAGGCTTTACAGCTGGCGAAATCCGACAACCGGCCAGGAAATTTCTCTTGGTCGGATCGACAGAAAAGACGCCGTCGCCCAGGCAATCGAAGCCAACAATTACATCGACCAGAATTACCTTCCATCCTCTCTTCTGGACCGCATTAAAGACACGCCAACTTTTACGGTGTCGGCGTGGCTTGAGCGTTACGAGGTAATTCTGGGGCGAAGGGAGTTGAAAGCCAACACAATGAAGGTCAGACGGAATCAGATCGCCACTATAAAGGAAGAATTCGGGAGTACACCTTTATCGACGGTTAGCACGAAGGACATAGCAGTTTTTCTTGAGGCTTACGTCCAGTGCGATAAGAAGAGCATGGCTGCCGGTTTGCGGTCGGTACTGACAGACATATTCAGGGAAGCAATCGTGGAGGGGCATATAGAGAGGAACCCGGCGGAACCGACACGAACGCCGACGCCGAAGGTTAAACGGGAGCGTTTGTTACTTGAAGACTTCAGGGTGATCAGGGAAGCCACAGCCACGCATTCTGAATGGCTACCCAATGCGTGTGATCTTGCTCTGGTGTCCGGGCAACGCCGCGAAGATGTTTCACTTTTCCGATTCAGTGATATAAAAGAGGACCGATTGTTTGTCACTCAGGAAAAGACCGGACATAAACTGGCGATCCCCCTCGATTTGAGACTTGAAGCTGCGGACCTGGTTTTAGGGGATGTGATAGAACGGTGCAGGGTTAACAATCCATCGGATTATATGCTTTATTCACCTGTAAGACGTGGAGGCAGAAAACCGGGTCCGCTGACACCCGATGGGATAACTCAGGCATTTTCTGACGTTCGTGATGAAGCTGTCATTAAATTTGGGCCTAACCCTCCTTCCTTCCATGAGATCAGAAGCCTGGCGAGCAGGCTCTATGAAAAAGAACGTGGTGAGGATTTTGCGCAGCGCTTGCTGGGCCATAAAAATTTAACAATGACGAAAAAATACCTGGACGCACGAGGTGCAGAATATGTTATGGTTTAAACAGGATATGGATTTTTCGAGTAATTTTCGTGGGATTTCGTGATGGCACCAGAAAAACCCATGAAAAACAAGCATATAAAAAAAGACCGAATACGATTCCTGTATTCGGTCCAGGGAAATGGCTCTTGGGAGAGAGCCGTGCGCTAAAAGTTGGCATTAATGCAGGCTAAGTACGCCTGGCACTTTAAGAATAGATGACGCCGCCAGCTTTTCCAGTCTGCGACAAAAGTGGCCTGAAAAAAGCAGCAAACGTTGCACGCTTAAAGCAAAAAACCGCAATATCTGTGACCAGGTTTGCGGTTTTTTATTGGGAATCAATAAAACATTTTTGGTATTTAACAGAGCTTTTCGGCTCGCTCGACAAAGGGTGCCAGGCTCATTTTCTCGCCGGGTTTCGCCGGATCATCACTCTGTATCACCGTCAGCGGCGTCCCACTCGCTTTACCCTCAGCCACCTGCTGTTTTGCCACATCGTTTAACGGATATTGCACCAGCGTGCTGGGGTTAATCACAAACAGCGCGTGTCCCGGTCGACAGGTCAGCATCACCTCTTCACGATTGAACGCCCATTTATCTTTACCGACTTCAAAGCGGCTGACGGTAATCACCTGCGGCGCTGCCAGCGCGGAAGCGGAAAAAGTGAGTAACAGTGCCGATAAAATATGTTTCTTCAT